CGGGGTGTAAAGGACCCAACGGTCGATCACGATTACAAACATCGGCCAATGGTAGGTACGGCTGCTCTTGCACAGTAACTGTCGTGGGGGGACGGGGTTGTGGCCAAAGGAGTGGCAAAAACGTGCCTCGGAACCATCCTCGCCCCACGGCGAGGTAGTCTCTCGGCACTGTCAGTTTATCCCAGGCTTGTCTGATTAACCCCATCACATCAGCTCTTGCAAATAATCGCAGCAAGGCGTCCAGGAGCGACGCCCGTCGCAAAATCACCAGTCTACGCGCTACCAACGCGGCGCCAACGACCCCTAGTGCGGATAGGATGGTCGCGACGACTTTAAACTTGGATATCCGGTGCGCGGCGAATTGCAACAACTGGTTGTAGCGCGCAGCTATCGACCCAGGTGCCACAAATCGGGCCATCGCACGTAAAATGGGTTCATATTTTTCAACGTTCTGCCTCATGGCTAAAGCAGCCACGACAGGCATCGCGTTCGCTATTTGGTCGGGGGTCATCGCTGGATATTTCGCCAAGGTGTTAGCAGCATACGTGCAGGCTACCATGAAGGTGTTGGGCTCATACGGGAGTCCAGCCACTTTCGTGCGCACCACACCGATTATGCCTTTGGGGATCACCACGGTACCAACGCCCCGAGTCTCAAAGATTATCGAACCCAAAATACTGTAGGCACTAACCACATCATATGCGTATTGTGTCGGTTGCCCATAGAATTTGAGAGCGCTAGTGAGGGGTCCGCGGCAGTCGATCGGGCCAACTGCATGCGTATCCACGTCGGCCATCTCGACAGAAGCGACGGGGTATTCAAACCCACACGCCGCCTGAACGAACGAGATGATCTCAACGCCGCCCCTCGTACTCTCCAATTTCCATGCCATCGCATGTACACCATCACTAAAGTAACCGCGTTTCAACCAATCCACATTATCATGGTGGTACGCAGTGACATTGCCCCGGACTTGCATGACGATCTTCTGACCTTCACGCCTCCAATGGGCCTCATCGCCCGCGAACTTCCCCTCTATCCCGACGAAGTCATGGTGCACCGAGACACAAAGTCCCAGGGCACTTGACCTCACGGCGAG